TGTAGTTGGATTAGCAGCAAATTGCTCAAGTGCGACAATAGTATCTTGCATATTAGCAATTGCGGTTGCAAACGATGTGGTATTCAAATCTGTACCTGCTGGCAAAAACTTTGGAAGAGGTGGCGGAGGAGGAGTAACCGTTTGGAGTTTAGATAGAATCTCGGCACCTATAAATCCGCCCAAATTTGTACCAGGGGCAATTGATAATGATGTACCGTTGGGCCCGATATTATTTTGTTGTACTGCGATTTGTGCAGCAGGCAAAGTTTGTGGGTTTGATGCGGCTTCTGTAACAGTAGCGGGTAAGGGAGTGCCTGTGCCAGATACGCCACTTGATAGTTGGGATGCTGACGCCTGTTGAACTTTATTAACCTGTTCTTGGTAAGAAGCTACTGCTGCTTGCATTTGGGCCTTAGCAGCCGCTGTCACCGGTGGCCATGGAATGTTTGGTAAGAAATTTTTAATTGCTGCCCGGGCTTGTGATGCCTGGGCTGACGTTAATTTCACATTATTTCTTTTATTAGGAACTGCTCTTGCCATTTATGTTCTCCTTATTATCTTTTGAACTTTGACATTTCAATAATACGAGCAAGTTCTGGATCCATTTCTTTAGATTCACTAGCCCCCACTAGCTTGCCGATATTATTATTCTTTACTTTTTCTGTAGGACCAAGTTGACCTACACGTTTTTGTTCTGGACCTAAATCTTCTTCAAGTTCTGTTTCATTCACATCATTTGCTGCTTTAGGCTTACGATTTCTGATTTCTTCTTCTTGTTCAAAGTCTTCGATTGATGGAATCCAGCTTTCGTCATCCCAATCTTCTTCGTCATCATCGTGCTTCTTCTTGAATGGAACTACATCCCCTTCACCGAGACCAATTGCTAGTTTACCTAACGACCAAAGATCATCTGGATTTGCGATTTGCTTGTACCACGGATCCTTGGGATTCTTTGCACGGTTTGTTGCACGATCAATTGCGGTGCCGCCTTCTGGTGCACCTACCTGATCTCTGCTACTAGTTGAAGGCTGATCTCGTCCATCTTCTGAACCATGTAGTGTTATCTTAGCAGCAGGAATTCCCCATTTACTAGCAGCCTTTTCAATAGCCTCGTCTCTTGACGCTGCATATATTTTAATTGGTTGATGCTTTGGCATTGCAGACACGACATACTCAGCTTCACCCTCTGCTAAACCAAATGCCTTTAGATTAGACTTAGCAGTCTTTTGATTGTGAGCTAGTGTTTCTGCACCCGGTGCTTCGTCTAACATCTCATCTGCTGGAACTGCCATACTCTTTGTGGTTGAATCCATCTCAAGCTTTTCACTAATGATAGAATCAGCCCACTCAGCTAGACTATCAACTTCTTCCATTTCAGTTACTGGCTTCTTGAGTCTTGAAAGAATTGGCATTGCACTTTCAATGCGAGGGTCAAGGCTCTGTGACATAAACATTTCGCTAATGTCTTCGCCTTCACCTTCCATCAATGTAGGAGTCCAACTTTCAAAGTATGCTTGATATCCTCTGTGGCCAGCAAGTTTGTGTAGTGTTTCACGAAGATTATTATAGTGATTTACACCTTCGTTTACTAGTTCTTGTGCTGATTCATTGAATTGCTTGTTCTTAGTAGCACGAACGAACCCAGCCATTTTACCATAATCTTCACAGATTGATTTAATATGATTCCAACGTTCATCATTTGGTAGTCCACCTTCAGCGATATGACGGGCATATACACGAGCGAGGCCAGGCTTAGTGGTTGGAGCTAGGAATCTTTCACCATCTTGATTTTCGAGGAAGATACGTGCAACGTTTCTAAAACGTGCTTCGCCTTCTTCAAGGCTGCGGTTATGTTGCAAGATGATCTTTACGCTTGGAACAGCATCATTATAACTTGCTTTCTTACCCATTGAGTGGTAGCTTTCGCCTAGCTTTTCTTTCATTTTATAATAATCCCTTTGGCGCATATCATCGCCTAATCTATCTTTGTTTTGTAGTTCAAAACTCATTTGTCTACGTTGCGCCCAAGTCTTTAAGAACTTTAATAATCCAGTCCATGTATCATCATAATCTATGCCAGGAGTTTTAGTGCTTGGACTTTCCTGTTGTTGATTATCATAATAGATAATAACGTTCTGTGCATCATCTACTGTTACCCAGACGCTTCCATAATCCTCACCGTCTTTTTTGAAGGTGAATTCGATTACGTCTGCATCTTGTGATGCAGCTACTCTTTGATTTTTAGAGTCTAGTGGGGTGGGGTCGTATCCTCTTACTTTAAGAAGATCATATAGGTCGCGGTTAAATGATTCGGTGTCAGTAGCCATGTTAATATTTATGCCAAATTAGCCTAATACGGCAAAGAATGGCAATGGAGCTATCATTTCATCGTGGTCACGAATCTGACTTTCAAGATCGCCATGATAGTCTGCAAGCTGTGTCATCATTCTAACAGCTAATAATGTAGACATAACCAAGTCATCAGTGTCACCGATCTTAGCTGCATAGCTTCCACCACTAGCAACAAAAGCCTTTAATTCAGTAATTAAAGAACGGCTATAGATAGTCATCTTCTTTGATTCTAACAGTGTTTTGAACTTGGCACAAGCAGCAAGTTTTGGTTTATTAGTTGTAGTAAAGCCTCTTTTACCTCTACCTGTTTCGCTAATAAAGATACCAGGAATATTACTTTCACCGTATTCATTTAGTGAAACAATAGCGGCTTGACCAATACCGTTGTTTTCAATACTATAATAGATATTGTTAGGTTCACCGGTCTTTTCAGCAATATACTTACAAATCTCAGCAAGTAACTTAATCTGGCTAGGAATATCTGTCTTATTGTGCTTCCACTCACCTATTTGTGTAGTAGTACTTGCTTCAAAAATTTGAATAGCGGCAGGGTCTCCGCCTGTACCTAATGAAGGGTCAAGTGCGACTACATATAGTTTACCCTTCTCAGGCTGTTTATACCAGCGTACTTGTCCCATACGATTGATAGGTTCGATACCCTCAAGCATCACTAACGTATTTGGATTGATAAGTGTTTCGTCTGCGATAATGAATTCGCAACCAATTTCACGATTGAAACGATCTTCGCCCAATTGGGCTTTCATTTCATCAGCCCACTTTTGGTCACGTCCTGGCTGCTCATGCCAGTATGCTCTATATGCTCTAAAGCCGTTGACACCTAATTCAGTTGTATTACCAAACTCATCTTCTGTCTTGTTAGCCATTTTCCAAATAAGCGCAAACTGATCTTCGTCTGAGTTAGGGGTTGATGTAATGATTGCCTTACCACCAGTCGATAGAGTAGGAGTAATAGCAGTCCAGAATTCCTGCGCAATACTAGGACGCACGAACGCAAATTCGTCAAGATATAGTAATGTAATAGACATACCACGACCTGTGTTTTCAGTCGTAGTAGCAGACACAATGCGTGATCCGTTCTCAAAGTCAAGTGAACCCTTGTTGTAAGTAGTTACACCTGCTTTGATATGATCAGGACAATTTTCATACGCATATCGTATTCTTTGCATAATTTCTTGTGCGCCGGTATACTTGTGTGCTGCAATAAGAATAGTTGAGTCGGGTACAAACATAGCGTACCAAAGCAAATACCCTGCTGCTGAGGTTGATTTACCACTCTGTCTAGGCATAAGTGAAATGCTAAAGCGATATCTATGGTAGGTATCAATCAGTCTTTCTTGATATTCCCAGGGGTGATAGTTCATGGATCCTTTAGTAGGATGCTGAATCATAAAGAAGTTATCCATGAAGTATAGATAACCTGTATCTGGATCGCAGCACTTCATAAACTCATCAAGTTCCTTTTGGTTCTTGAATACAGTTTTCTTGTATGGATCCTTAATTAAGGTTGGTGTATTTGCCATATAGATATTTAGTTGAGATTACGACACTTCTTGCCAATTTATGCTTGCGTAAATATCAATGTTCGTGCCTGTAGTAGCCGCGGTTATAACATATTCGTACATAGTTGGTGTGAATGGATTTCTGGATAATTGTTCAACAAATCCAAAACCTTGATCCTGCGGTGTATTAATACTTTGATTATTACTAATCAAGAATCCAGTTGAACTGATATTACCGCTAGATATTGCCGTAGGTGCTAGGTTGTATTCAACGCTACTGTTTTCGCCGGCACTTGTCCAAGTACCGCCAGTAGTTACTGCTTGTAGATATACTCTATACTTGACAATAGCTTGGTCTACTGGAACAATTGTAAAGTTTTTAGGTAATACAACTGCGTCAGGATTGGTAGATTTAAGTCTAATTGAAAGTATTGGCTTGAAACTTAGGTCATTCGGCAATACAATAGATGAACCCAATGTATGGCCTATACCGCCTGGCGTGCCACTCAGTGTGTAACCACCTTCACTAATGACAGTGCTACAAATTTGTCGCATTGTTGCAGCAGTACCTGTAGTTGATAACTCATATCTAACAGGAAGAATTGCCGTACCCATATATGTAGTTGTATTACCAACTACGTTAGCGTGATTGAATGTATGACATACGATATATTGTCCATCTATCACGAATCCAACACGAACACTACCAACACCCAGCCATTCAACATCAGTCCAAAAGATTTGAGTAAGTGCTGGGTTTAATGTGATACCGCTAAGTCCTAGACCATTCAATGGATCGCCATTCCAACTACTTTGGGGAACTCTATCTTCTACAACTACACCTGAACTATATGATCTAATAACCATATTCAATGTGCTACCATCTTGTTCAAAGAATATACCATTGTTGTCGTTATAATAACCAACTCTTTGTACTACGCCAGCAGCTGGATTATTCATCGCAAAAGTGTTTAGTACAAACAAACTCTTACCAGGTTGATAAATGAAAGTCTTTGTAGTTTCTCTGATTATACTCGCGCCTGCCCCAGACACAGATAACAAGAATGTAGTTGAGTTAGAATTATATGTGGCGCTTGCTGTACCTGTAGTTTTGGTAACAAACTGTCCTTGGTCATAATATCTATTTTGTGTATCAAATAGTGTGAGTGGATTACTTACACGCAATCTACCGAATGCGTCACTTTGCGTTGGGGCAAAGAAACTTGCGTTATTAACACCCTCTACGTAGATTGGATTAGTTTGACTATTGACATTAGTATCTTTACTGACTGGGATTGGATTGTCAATATCGTTTTTGATTTCTACTTCTGGAAGCGAAGCAATAGTAATATTACCCGATACCGGCAATGTGTTACCAGTGATTGGAATATTGCCAAAGCTAGTGATACCAACATTACCTACAGTGATGTTAGCGTTACCGATACTTATTTGCGAGTCGGTACGAACGAATACCTGACCAGTAGTTTCGTTTAGTTCCAATGCCTGATTGATATTTCTTAAATACCAAGGGGCAACTACTGTTGGATCTGGTTCAGCCATAAAAAAATACTCTCATATTGCTATGAGAGTATTTATACTTATTATTTGATATCTAGTGGTCTTGCTTTAGTAGCAATGATACAATAGTATCTTTCCTTAATAGGAATTCTAGCATCAGGATTTTCTGGATCTTCTGGATTTGGTGCGCTTAAGTCAAATTCCAGATTGTTGAACTGATCGATATCAAATCCACAACGAGTTATCAATGCGGCTAATTGTGTGTGACCCATGATACTATAGTGATTAAGATTATATTCGTGCTTACGTTCACAGTCGGGGGCGGGAACTTCAATATAAATCTTTGCTCCCTGCTTAAGAACACGATTGTATTCCATCAAGCTAAAGATAGGATAGGGACTATGCTCAAGTGCATGACGCAAGAAGATGAAATCTACTGATTCATCGTGCCATCCTTCACTTTGTGGTAAGAAAGTTAAGTCATATCCTAATACAGTGTGACCCTTGTCTCTACAAGTCTGTTGATCGCCGGGGCTTAGTGTAACACCAGTTACATCAGTATAACCACGTTCTTTCATATTGTCTAAAAAGTAACCGGGGCCGCAGCCTAGATCAAGAATCTTAGCATCCTTTGGAATTTCTAATGGGTCAATGTAGTTTTCAACTACCTGCTTAGTTAAAACAGAGTGCATCTGACTATCGCCCTCATCATGGATGTGAGCGGTGTAGAGCCATTCATTGTAAAACTTGAGTTTTACGAGGTCGAGAGTTTGATTGATATCGATTAAGTTGTTCATAAAATTACTTATCTGGTGATTTTATGATGATTATTTTTTTCTGTAATCTTTTGGGCGTTTAGCTACTGGGCTTACTTTATTAACAGTTTCTAACTCGTGCGAACCCTTACTTGTTTTCATAGACGAGGGCTGCCCCATTACCTTTTCAGCATGTTTACGGATTTCTGCGCCTTCATCGGTGTAGTCAATCATTGTGAAGTTGCTGCCGATTTCGTTTTCTGGCTCCATTTCGCCGTTGGGAGCCGACGCAAGTGCTACACCAAATCTATAAGCGAGATAAGGATTATTATTGTTATCCAAACCCTTATTAATAGTCAAACCAGGAATAGCGTGTTTCGCACTTTTACGTAGTTTGGTTGACTCATTTATGAATTCATGCGCTCTCACTTTTTATATCCTTTAAAAGGTGGTAAAGTGCTTTTTGTTCCGGTATCAGCTGGTTCTTCACTTTTTGGTGTAGTAACTAACTTAGCGTCACTAGTCTGCAATCCCATTTCATGCAATGCATCATCAAGATACTTTTGCAATGGGTCTTTGCCTGCATACGATACGATTACTAAATTTTCGCCCCAGGGAGTTTCTTTAGCAAATTCTGGAACATCATCTTTTTTACGCTGTTCTGCACCTTTAGCCCCTGCTAATGAGACACCAAATCTGTACTGTGTATAGAAATCGTTGTTTTTTAATTTGTCAATAACCCATGCAGCAGGAAGAGTATGCTCAACAGCGGGCTGTATTGATCCGGTCATTTCTGTGATAAATTCTCTTGCTCTCATTATGGTTGCTCTGTAGTGATAGGAACACTTGTTTCGGTGCCCAATACATTTCCTGATCCTGATTCTAATGACAGATACATGCCTGGAACATCTGGGCCGGCCCACATAATTTGAGAAGCGATGTAGTGTGTCAAATCATCGTTTACTAATGGATTGGCTTTAATTCTTATATTTCCGGTTATTGAATTGTAATCCATATCATAAGTTGTTACTGGATCACCAAAGAACGTGCTTCCATAACCACTGAATTTTACGTCATCGCCTGAATTATTAATTTGAGCAAATAACTGTATTGATTGACTGTTTGGTGTTCCGCCATTCAATGATTTGATATAGAATTGACCTTCAGTAAATGTATTGGCAGGAGCTTCAAAGATTACTTGGTTAGCTGTATTACCGAGAGTATAAGCAACAGTTGAATTGACAAAAGTTTGAAATAGATTAGCAAAGTTATTATTAATCTTTTCGAATGCAATACGTAACGGATCGCCGGAGCCATCATTGGGATTAGCACCAATATTAATAACTTCTTGTGTATAAAGGGGTGTTGTACTCATGTCAATCTTCCGTTATTATTATGTATTTATCAAACGGGAGACCAGATTACTTTTTGGTTGCGCTCTCAAAGATAGCTTTTTGCTTAGTGTACCACTCGTTCCAGCCCTCAACTTTGATCTTACATTCGTGATAAAGCCCGTAGTTTTCGATGACTACCTTTGTGAATTCTGTAAGGGACATGCCTTCTGTGGCTTGCTTGAGGTCTGCGCACTTCTCTTGAAGTGTAGCAGGTGCTTCTGGAAATTTTACTGTAACAGGAACAGCAGTAATGCTACAACTTGTTAATAATAAGAGGGGAAGAACAAATAGCTTCTTCACTTCTTGTCCCCTTCTAGCTTGCTAGGATCCATAGTTGCTGCTGCATTATGTGCGCGGATCACTTCGCTTGGAAGTTCGCACTTGTTGTTGTACTTGACTACTTCACGATCTACATATTGTGTAATAGTCTTGCCCTTTTCACGAACAACTTGAGTATCCTTGACAACCTTTTCAACGATCTGTACGTTAGTTTTCTGTGATTTTGCTTCGGCTTCTGCTAGTTTCTTTTCTAGCTTTGCTACAGCAAGTGCAGTGCTTTGCTTATATGCTAATGCGCCCGTCAAGAATAATCCAGCTACTACGAGTAAACTAGATACTATCTTAATAAGATATCCATATGTTTTTACGAAGGGAATGCGCTGCACAAAAAACGCAACAAGCAATCCTAATAGACCTACACCAAGCAGTGAGTGGATGATCCATTCTGGAAGAAATATGAGTAACCAGTATACATTCATAACAAAGTTATTTATCAAAAAACTTTATAACAGTATAGGAAATCGTTTCTATTTCACTGTCTGTAAGTTCTGGATGTATGGGGAGACTCAACACCCCGCGAGTTAACATTACGCTAGTACTCATCATGTCAGGTTTTACTTTTATATCTCTAGCAATGGGAAGTTCTGACAATGCCTGTGGATAATGAATTTTAGCTTCGATACCTTGATTTAGCAAATAATTGTATAGTTCGTCACGACGATCAGTATAGATAACGAACTTTTGATCAGTGTGGTTATTGAAATCCCTGCTCAAACATCTGATAGGCAAGTCTTTAAATTTATCCAAATAGTGTTGTCGAATCTCATATCTACGTAACTGCCAACGATCAATGTAGCGAGTACGAACCATCATGTGGGCGCATTCTAATTCACTCATCTTACTATTTGTTCCCGGATAGAAATGATCGGGTTTACCATTGTTTTTACATGAAACTGCTTGTTGATACAGTGTAGGATCGCTTGTCACAATTGCGCCGCCGTTACCACTTGAAGGTAAGTTCTTAGTGGGGTCAAAACTAATTGCCATACCGGTACCAGTTTGATGTTCACTTACGGACAACCAATGCTGGGCACCGTCTATGATATCGCAAGATGAAAAAACATAGTTAGGATTTCCACCGGCATATCCAACAAAGCATCTGTACATATTGAATCGTGATATGTCTCTATCTAACAGCATCATTCCATTCTTGTCTACATCAATCAATTCAACATCGTAGCCTGCGCTATAGAAAGCGTTAAGTGTTGCTGGATAGGTTAAGTTGGGAATAAGAACAATTGGGTTTTCTTCTTCACCTGCTAGAAAACTCACATCAGCATGATATGCAGCCATAATTTCTAATGCTTGCGTTCCGCTATGCACAACAGTAGCATATTCGCAACCGGTTCGTTCTTTGAGCCATTCTTCGAACATAACGGTATATTCACCACCAATAAGGATTCCATCTCGCATAGCAAGATCAGTTGCATGAAGCAACTCCTCTTTTAGATTTTTGTATTGTCTATCAAGACCAAAGTGAGGTATCATTTCCAAATGTGTTCTTCTTTTAACAACTCTACTAATTCGCTATTTACGTTTTCTAGAGAAACGTTTCTGTTTTCATCTAATATTCTGTTGTATCTAACGAACCTATCTAGAATATCTTTATATTCTACCTCTACATCTGCTTTATTCTTTATAAACATAGTATAATCATTAAGATATGATTGGTTACTAGTTTCAATCCAAGCTTTTATTTTATTGTAACACTGTTCCTTATAAGACTTGGGCAAATATAGTATATTTAAATAGTCAGGTGTTTCTAAGTTTACTGGAAAAATAGTAATTTTCTTACTATTAGTATGGTTTAGTTGTTCGATGAATTCAAAAAGTTCAGTAATCTTATTGAGATTGGTTATTTGAATTACTGGAACTACCACTACCTGTACATTGTCATCAAGTTTCAATAGATAATTTAAGTTTGAAACAATACTATTCCAGTTACTTGGATGACGAAGATACTCCTGCATACTATCATAACCATCAATACTTGCGTAGATAGTAACTGATTTGAAATTCTTTAGTAAGTCAAAAAATTTAAAGCTAGAGTTGGTAAGATTTGTACTAATAGAAATACTAATTTCTTTACTTCTGCCCTCTGCTACTAATTTGTTCAATGTATCGATGTTTGTTTGAATGACAGATGGTTCTCCGCCCGTAAGATAAATGGATTCAACTGTTTCTAATAACAATTTCATGCTTGTATGAAATTGTGGTGTATTGTACCAAGTATCATCAAGCAAAGGATACTCCGGATGAAATTCTCCTATACCATATGATTGCAGTGATTTGATTTCTTTAGCAAACTGACTGCTTGATGCAGGGCTACAACTACGACAACGTAGATTACAAGTATTTCCAGGTCTAACATCTAGGTATTTGGGTTTAATTTCAGCGATTTCTTGTGGATTATCTACCGTAAACAACGAGTTTAGTTGTGTTCGTAGACTTATTCCCCCATATTTTTCGCTGTCATAACATTCTTGACAACCGGGAACTAGCTCTCCCGCAATCATAGCTTTTCTAATTTTTACAAAGTCTTCACTATTGTAAATTTCGTTTAGATTATCAAAGCCTAAATTATAGTTTGTGCCATCTAGCTTTTGTATTTTTTGCTTGAATACGCAGCATGGTACAACGTCTCCAGTTGTATCAGTTGCTACGGAAACCCAAGGTAAAACACAAAAGCTGTTATTCATTTATTTTTCTAGTCCAGTATGTAGAACTAGATAACCAATCATAATAAGCTTGGAAGCCTTCTTCTACATCAACTTTAGGATCATAACCAAAGTCACGCTTAGCTGCATCAATATTCAATGCGCCTCTGCTAGGGAAATCGGCATCCTTATCTCTGACTTCGATTGTACCTTTACCTACAATACTTACAGCAAGTTGTGCTGCTTCAAGTAATGTTCTACTATGACTCTTTGTTATATTGTACGTCTTGTTGGCAGTGTTGTCGCTAAGTGCTGCTGCGACGATTCCATCTGCTGCATCGTCCACGTAGGTGAAGTCCAATGTTTCTCCTGCTCCATTAACATTAAGCACTCCTCCACGCATTGCTGTAAGCATGAACTTTGCAATAACTCTATCTTCAACGTCAAGAGGCCCGTATACAGCACTAGGGCGAATAATAGTATGGTTAAAACAATCTCGGCGCGAGTAATCTTTGACAAGCCATTCTCCTGCAAGTTTCATAATACCATATTGACCCTGAGGCTTACAATCATAATCCTCAGTTACATCATCAGTGAAGTCCCCATAGACCATGCTAGAACTAATATAAAGAAACTTCTCTACGTTTGTGCGCTTTGCTGCTTCACATAGATTTAACAAGCCCTCCATCATTGTACGAGCGCCTAAGGGGGGATTACTATTGACTACTTTCTGACGGGGAAAGCTTGCCATGTGAATAACAATGTCAGGCTTGAAACTATCAAATGTGCGGTCAACTGCCCCGCGATTTTCAATGTCATATGGATGATTGACTGAATAGATTTTCTTAGTGCGTTCCTTAATGAGATAATTCATCTCATCTTCTGGAATGATGCCATAATTAGTCATATTATCGATGATCAATACATCATGACCTAGGTCTTCTAACCTAGCTACAACGTTATGACCAATAAGACCTAACCCGCCAGTGATTAAAACCTTCTTCATGAATTATACTTCAAGTAATTCTCAGCCACAAGAATCATACCCCTAGCATATTCAGCATTTGCCGGGATAGGAATATGAGTTCCTGCTTCATACTTTATAGCAGAATCTACTAGAGGTGCAATATCGTTGTCAAAGATTTGTGCCATAGTGTTGAACAATGCCTCACGCTCACGCTCGGTCATGCCTGAATTAAGTGTGTACATACGATCATCCTCACTGATTACGAGTCCATAATCGTGGCGGAAGGTCATGCACATGTTATTAATGATTTCTTCGCGGTTCATTATACTGCCATTTCTGCCTTAATTGTACCATGACTTTTATAGTCAACTAACACTATATCATCCATAGAGAATTTGTCAATATCTTTTATGCCCTTATTCAACTTTAATGTTGGCAGAGGATATTCTTCACGGGACAGTTGTTCTTTGACCTGTTCAACATGGTTGGTATAGATATGAGTGTCACCTGTTGAAATGATAAGTTCGCCTACATCAAGGTCACAGACCTGTGCAATCATGTGTGTAAGTAATGCGTAGCTAGCGATATTGAATGGTAGCCCCAAGAATACGTCAACGCTACGCTGATACATGTGGCAGCTTAACTTGCCCTTACTGACATAGAATTGACACATAACGTGACAGGGAGGCAATGCCATCTGATCAAGTTCGGCAACGTTCCAAGCAGTCATAATATGTCTACGACCATTTGGATCAGTCTTAATACTTTCGATTAGATTAGCAAGTTGATCGATTTCTCGCTTATCAACTGCTAACCTTCTTCCTCCATGAAAAGCAGGCCCAAAGTCTTGTTGCTCGACATATCGGTTCCAGTGTCTCCACTGTACACCATATACTCGTCCCAAATCCCCTTCGTGTCTCGCTCTTGGGATCCAATAAGCTGCTTGAGCGTTTCCTGTCCAGATAGTGCTATTTGCATCATCTCTGGATCCGTGTAAAATTTCCGCAAGTCTTCTCTCATCATTACTCCCTTCAATGAACCAAAGTAATTCGCTTTTGACTGACTTCCATGCTAACTTCTTTGTAGTGATAGCAGGAAAGCCCTTTGATAGATCAAATCTAAGTTGACGGCCAAAGACACTGATAGTACCAACTCCGGTTCTATCATCTTTGACTTCACCGTTATTTAGTATGTCTTCAAGTAAATCGTGGTATTGCTTCATATTATGCCTTTAAATATTCTTTGTTTGCTATTTGCCAGTTAGTGTGTTTCTTCTCAAGAAATTTCCAAATGAAGGGCAATGCAACAAATGATATAAATGTTCCCCAGCCTGAGGTTATCGTCCAAAAGATGAATAGATATAGGATAGGAAAAATTCCTAATAGTAATCTATACATCTTATCTGTTCGCTTAGTTCCCTTAACCACTATTCTATGTGCAACTAATTTAGGAACCTCAAATTTCAAACGATAGTTTTTCTTTTCGTCTGTGTTGACTTCCCAATGAACTTCATTCACCCCATCTAGGTATGCTTGATTTAATTCATCATTACTGAATGGTTGATTCCAGCGCATTACTTGTTCGCCAGTAGTTTCATCTAACGTATTTGTGAAATGACTTTTGAATGCTTTAGTTTTAATTTCTACTCCACCAATATTCAATCCGGTGTGTAATGTGAAATAACTTTGCAATGTCCCATCTGCATTTTGCTTTCCAGCCTGTTTTGCACTGGCTTTGATAGTATCGTAGATATTGGTATAAGAATTAAGCCGATCACCTAATCCCTTTTTGAATTCGTCATTCAATCTATCAGTAAGGTAAAGATGATTCCAGCGCCATTCTAATGTCCCATATTCATTGACCTCAATTGATAAGTTAGCTTCGTTGTTATATTTAAAATCACTATCAATATAGTTATAACCCTTGTTATATGCAGTTTTGGAAGAAATAGCACCTTCCATAATGACTTGGGTTTGGTGATTGATTGCAGCAATACGCCTGTTCTCTGCGTTGATTAACGCTTGAGTATGCTGGGCTTGAATTCTAGCAGCTTCACGCTGCGCCTGTTCAGCTTCATAACGGGCCTGCCGGGCCTGCCGATCATTATACTCCCTGTTTTTTCTAGCCTGTGTACATACATTACAGTAAATGGCACCTACACTACTATAAAAAGTTGTGCTACATTCATAACAAGTTTTTGCAGTCATTTTCTTTTCCAAACCTCATATCTATGATCAGGGAACACTTCGCTCCAAGTCCTAGTAAAGTTAGCTTCAATATATAACAAATCTATGTGAGTATCGCAAGTATAATGGTCGTATACTTTTGTTAGATGAACTTCATCAATTTCTTTCCAATACTGTTCGACTAGACTTGCGCCGCCAATAAGCCAAAAATCTACATCATCGGGTTTGTTGAATTGAATTTCCGGTGATCTAATGACATTGTGATGTTCCGCTTCTAATTCTCTAGAAGATACGACAATGTTGACTCTTCCGGGCAATGGTTTCTTTGGTAAGCTATCCCAAGTATTGCGACCCATGATGACAGTCTTGCCTTCTGTTAAACGCTTGAATCTTGGCAAATCGCCCTGGATGTTACTCCAGGGCAATCTGTTTTGATAGCCTATTCCCCCTTCGGGGTCACAAGCTATTATTAGTTTCATAGTCCTCTCAATAACTGATCTGTTTCTGGCTGAACCGTTTCTGCAATACTTTGTAAATTTAAAATAAACTCAATACCAACTACTTCGTCATCTAACTTAATAAGCTGTCTGCTGATTGCGTCTTCGATTTCTTCTGGTTCTAACCCCTGACTTAAAAAACGTTCAATGTTAATGGTCTTTTGTCTTTTTCCCTCAAGCTTAAGAATTAGTTTCTTAATAAACTCAACTGGAACTTGCTGTTTGTCAACACCATCAAGTAAACGCTCCCACTTCTGAATAAACTCAGGTGACATTTACTTTTAAGTCCTTTTACGCTGAAACTGTCTTCTTTGGACGACCACGAGTTTTTGCAGGTGCAGCAGGTGCAGCTACCTGACTAGGAGCCATTGTTTCTGCCTGACTTAGCAAACGCTGAGCCTCAGCCAACAGACCCTTAGCTTCTGCACTCATACGCTCAGCCTGCTGACGAAGGTTAGTTGCAAGTGCAGCATCACCTAATGCATCACCTGATGCCTGCAAGCCAACTGGAGCTGGAATAGTTTCAGGCGTAAAAGCATCACGATCTCCGCGCATACGCTTTGCAACTGCGGTTGGATCCTGCATACCAAGCTGACTATCCATTTCGGCAAGCT